CGATTCCTGAGAACCAGGGTGTTGGGTATGGCACCCATTTGCACCCCATGGACCAGTGTGAAGGGAGGAGTGATGGACTATGAACCGATACGCTTAAGGGAATTACGAGAAATTAATCTCACCACTAAATGCGTTAAATGCAATACAGCCTTGCAACATGGATCCCCCATTAGGATCCCGTTCTATTTAATTAGAACCGGTTCAGAAAGCTTTCCCGTGCGGAGGACCTCCTATTGGTAGGTCCGACGAGGCATTGTAAGTAGAGTCTTACATAGGTTCAAGTAAAACCTAGGGAATTTCAGCTATTCTTTTAGACCATCAAGAAGCACCATAACAAAGTACGGATTCAGAGAATCTGTAGCTTCGGACCAATCCTCCGACCCAAAATAGGTCATTGTTGGCCTTTCAGACGAATAAATTCCGTCTGCGGGGATTTGAGACCTTCCAATTCTTTTGAAGGCGTCCCACATATGGTTGCTTTTAGTGAGACCCGCCTGGGTAGACGGGAACACACTAAGAATGACACTAAGAACATGAGCGAGCGGATGTAGAACATTTGTATGTTCTACTCGAGACACGGTGATAACACGGGCTTTGCCCGGTTCTAGCACAACCGAAAATCGGATGTCACCCACATGTGGAAGATCTTCATCCACTTGTGCCAAGGATTCAAGAGCCAGTAAAATGGAGTAGTGAAATAACTTCTCCCCTGGACTCAACCCTGGGGTATCCTTTCCGAAACGGAATAGGATCTCTCCTGTATCCAGATTGAAAAATGGACAATCAATCGGGATCTCGCTTAAAAGAATACGGCACGACTCTGCCTTCCCGCCTAATTCTCTAGTGCAAGTAAATGATGCACTATTCGAAATAGAAATTTTCGATTGAGAGAAGGCGCGGTTCAAAAGACCCTCATAGTTGCCTGATGAGCGGATCAAATGACAAAGCAGGTCGACCCCCCTTGAAACGTCGCGAACTTGAAGAGTGGTAAGAGGCACAGGGACAAAACCCACAGTTGCCTTCCACTTTTCCACGGCTTTCAACTCAATTGGCTTGGGTGGCAATCCAGCCGAACGAGTTTGGGT